GATTTATCTGGCGGAGCTACGACTATCAAGTATCTTAAAAATGCATTCAAGCATTTTGATCAAGTTAATATTGGTTATGGTGCAACAGAAACATCAAGAACTACAAACAAAAGATTATATTCAATTTCTGATTTCAATGGTTCTTCTGGTTATCCATTTCCTGATGTCGAATTTAAATTTGATGATGATAAAACTGTAATGGTAAAAACACCAAGAGCCCATAAAGAGGGTGTTGAATGGTTTCACCCTGGTGATGTTGGGTATATGGAAAACGGTGAGCTATTCATTACAGGTCGTAAAAACGAACAGATGAATATTGGTGGTGTTAAAATTGATCCTAATTCTATTGAAAACGAAATAAGATCGATAGTTGGTGTATCTGATTGTATGGTGTTTATTGACGAAAGACAAACCGTAGAATATCAACTTAGTGTTCTTGTAGTCGCAGTTGATGCGGAAGTTTCAAGACAGATACACAATAAGTGTCTTAATAAATTTGGTATATCTAAGATACCACAAAATATCTATTATGTCAAAAAACTCCCAATGATCGAGGGCGGTAAGAAGTCAAGAAAGCTTGCTATGGATATTGTGAAAGAATTTAAACATACAAAATACGTTTACATTTACTCTTGAATAAATAACGGGGGAGAAATCTCCCGTTTATTTTTGTTAGGAGCTCTTATATGCTAGTATCATTCGAACAACTAAATGAATTTTTTGAAAATACTGACGAAGAGATTATACAGCAGTATGTAGAATATTTGAACGATGTAATGAGTTTTTATGAGATTAATAATAAGCAACGCATTGCTATGTTTCTCGCGCAAGTCGGTCATGAATCAGGTGGTCTTAGAACCATTAAAGAAAATTTAAATTATTCAGCGGATAGATTGAAAGTAATCTTTCCTAAATATTTCCGTGGAGTTAACACAGCTCCATTCGCTAAAAACCCTCAAAAGATAGCAAATCGTGTTTATGCAAGTCGCATGGGCAATAGCGATGAAGCTTCTGGTGACGGATATCGCTACTGCGGTCGTGGGTTGATACAATTGACAGGTAAATCTAACTATCAGGCGTTTGCAACAGATATGAATATGTCTCTTGAAGAAGCTACTGCTTGGTTGGCTGACCCTGAAGGTGCTTGTTGGTCAGCAGGTTGGTTCTGGGATTCTAGAGAATTAAATCCATATGCTGATAAAGGCGATGTGCTTACTGTAACAAAGAAAATCAATGGTGGAACTATAGGTCTTGAAGACCGCAAATCTCATTATGAAGCAGCATTAGAAATATTTTCATAAGGAGATTATTATGCCAAAATTCGGTAGTCAAGACCCAGAAGCAGAACCAGAAGCTCCAAAACCAGCTATGGATATGATCCCACCAGCAACTAAAGGTGCTGCTGTTTCTATCCCAAGCAATTACAGTAGTGGTCCTACTAGCTTTTCGAGTGGACCTACTTCATCAGCTGCTGCTCAGCAATTATCACCCGAAGCACAGCTAGCTAAAATAGAACTAGAAAAGAAACAATGGGAAAAAGAAAGCGCAAAACAGGACGAGCACTGGGCGAAAGCCTATTGGCGTCCAGCAATGGGTTGGCTTTATATGCTCATATGTTTAGTCGACTTTGTTGTATTCCCTGCTATATCGATGTTTATCCCAATCATAACTAAACTACCATATGTTGCTTGGCAATCACTATCATTATCAAATGGTGGACTGATTCACATGGCGTTTGGTGCTATCCTTGGCGTTGCTGCTTATGGCAGAACACAAGAAAAGGTAGCAAGCAAGCAATAACACTTGACTTTATATTGATAATATAATATACTTAATGAAATAGTTTGGGGGTGTTATGTTTTATACTAATGTTCATATGCGTGGCGATAAGATTTACATGCGTGGGTTTGATAAGGGACTTCGTGTTAAAGACGTTGTCTCTTATCAACCTTACATGTTTATTCCCAAGCCTAATGGTAAATACAAAACTCTTGACGATAAGCCTGTAGAAAAGATTATGTTTGATGGAATCCGTGATGCACGCGATTTTATTGAGCGATACAAAGACGTAAGTAATATGGAAATTTACGGTCTTATTACGTTTCCTTATCTTTATATTTACGATACATTCAAAGGCGATATTGATTACGATCCTAAGATCGTAAATGTAGGCACTCTTGATATTGAGTGTGCTGCTGACGAAGGTTTCCCTGATATTCAAAAGGCTGACAAAGAACTCACTGCGATAACTATCCGTTGTCGCAATCGTAATTATGTGTTTGGTTGTGGCGAATTCGTAACTGATGATCCTAACACTCATTATATGAAGTGTAAAGATGAATACGAGCTGATTCAAAAGTTCCTTTCATGCTGGCAAGCACTTGATCTTGATATCGTTACAGGTTGGAACATTGAGTTCTTTGATATTCCTTATCTGGTAAACCGTATCAAACTGCTATTTAATGATACAGAGGCTAAAAAGCTCTCGCCTTGGAAAATGCTCGAAGAAAAAACTGTAGAGTTTCGTGGTAAAGAAAATCAGAGCTATAGTCCTGTTGGGGTTTCTGTTCTAGATTACTATCAGCTTTATCGTAAGTTTATGTTCGGTAATCAGGAGTCGTATAAGCTTGATTATATCTCGCAGATTGAGCTTGGTGAGCAAAAGCTAGATTATTCTGAATATGGTAACCTGCTAGAGCTCTATAAGAAAAACTATCAAAAGTTTATCGAGTATAATATTCATGACTGTGTGCTTGTTGATAGGCTTGATGATAAGCTGAAGTTTATCGAGCAGGTCATGGCGCTTGCATATGACGCTCATGTAAACTATAACGACACTATGACTACTGTACGTCCTTGGGATATTATCATTCATAATTATCTACTTGATCAAGGTATCGTTATTCCTCAGATGAAGAAACAATACGATCATGATACATTGGTTGGTGGTTATGTAAAAGAACCTAAGCTTGGCCTTAGCAAGTGGGTCGTCAGTTTTGATTTGAACTCCCTTTATCCACATTTGATTATGCAGTACAACATTAGTCCTGAGACATTTGTTACACGTTTACCTAATTTCAATTCTATCGACGAGCTCTTAACTGGTGATATGTCTCATAATTGCGAGCATGCAATTGCTGCAAATGGTTGCATTTATCGTAAAAACAAGCAGGGGTTTCTCCCTCAGCTGATGGAGAAAATGTACAATGACCGTGTTGTCTATAAGAAAAAGATGATTGAGGCAAAGCAAAGATATGAGAAAACGAAAAGTAAAGAAGACGAAAAACTCATTGCTCGATTTCACAACATGCAAATGGCGAAGAAAATCCAGCTCAACTCGGCTTATGGTGCTCTCGGGAATCAATACTTTAGATGGTTTAATTTCGATCACGCTGAAGCCATTACCACTTCAGGCCAACTCTCTATTAGGTGGATCGAGAAAAAAGTCAATCTTTTCTTTAACAAAGTATGTAAAACAAACGGAATGGATTATGTAATCGCTTCTGATACAGATTCAATCTACGTTACTATGGAAGAGATGGTTAAGCTTCTTAACACTGATGATGATATGTTTATTGTCGGTGCTATTGACGCATTTTGTGAGCAGAGGATTCAACCTTACCTTGATGCTTGTTATCAAGAGCTAGCTGATATGATGAACGCCTATCAGCAGAAGATGCAGATGAAGCGGGAAACGATCGCCAACAAGGGTATCTGGAAAGCGAAGAAAATGTATATCCTCAATGCTTGGAACGTTGAAGGTGTACAATATGATAAACCCAAACTAAAGATTCAGGGCATTGAAGCTGTTCGCTCTTCAACACCTCATGCTTGTCGTGAGAACATTAAGAAAGCTCTTGAAATCATTATGAACGGTGAGCAAAAGCAACTACAAACATTCATTTCAGATTTTCATACTAAGTTTCTTGAACTACCATTTGAAGAAATTGCATTTCCCAGAGGTGTTAAAGGTTTGGGTAAATATAAAGATGCTTCGACCATTTATCGTAAAAGCACTCCAATTCAAGTGAAGGGTGCACTTCTCTTTAATCATATGCTGAAACAATATAACATTAAGAATATACCACCTATTGCTGATGGTGATAAGATTAAGTTTGCTTATCTCAAAACGAATAACCCTATTGGTGATACAGTGATCGCCACAGCTGATTATATACCCAAAGAATTCAACCTTGATAAGTATATAGATCGTGAAATGCAATTTGATAAGGCATTTCTCGAACCGCTACGCTCTATTACCGATGTTATTAACTGGAAAGTAGAGGAAACATCAACATTAGAGGACTTTTTCTCATGAAGATAAATGAAGATAATGATTTTGGTTTTTCGCTCGTTTCTGAAACAGAGCTTAAAGCTCATGAAGAACTTTTAAAAAGAAAAATCGAAGAGCAATCACAATATGTAGAGCAAACTACAGCAGAAGCTCAAGACAAACTTCATGGTTTGCGTGATATGTTTATGCCTTTGTTGCTTAATCTTTCTAAAGATCCAGATAAATCTTATATCCTCTGGCCAGACCGTGCCGCAAAGATAGATGCATTTATTAAGAAAGTTAATAAGTACGTCGACGGATGATTAATTACCTAGCACTATTTGTTGCCTTGGCTTTGTCTGGGGTTTCAGGATACTATTCTATAGTAGGTTTGACTACGATATTTGCTTCTGCATTTTACCCTGTCATATTCATGGGTAGCGTGTTAGAGGCAGGTAAACTAGTTACTGCATCTTGGTTGTATCATAATTGGAACATATCAGCTAGGATTTTAAAATACTATTTGACCACAGTTGTAATTGTACTCATGTTCATAACATCAATGGGTATTTTTGGTTTCTTATCCAAAGCTCATATAGAGCAATCTATAGCAATTAATACTGGCGCATCAGAGCAAATACAAATATTAAATAATAAAATTGATTATGAGAAATTGGCGATACAAGATATAGATAAACAAATTCAACAAATTGATGCTGCTATCACTAAAATGACTGATCGAGGTCAAGCAGCAACTTCACTGAAGGCTGCTGAACAACAAAGAAGAACAAGAGATAGTCTTGTCAAAAGGAAAAACGATCATGTCAAAAATATTTCCGATGCAACAACTCAAAGAATTAAACTTGAATCAGAGCAAAGAAAACTGGAAGCTGAAGTTGGTCCGCTCAAATATATTGCCGAGCTGGTTTATAGCAACGCTGATACTAATCAGCTCGAAAAAGCAGTACGTATGGTCATTATGCTTATTGTTTTCACTTTTGACCCTTTGGCTGTTGTTCTTCTAATTGCTGCCAACGTGGGTATAAAGAATAAATTGACTAAAAATCAAAAACCAGGTATACTAAAAATAGATGACGAGATATTTGAACAATCAACATTACAGAAGGAAATAATATGAGTCTTAAAGATCGTTTGATTAAGAATTCTACAATCGATTATACTGCTACGCTTACAGATAGTAAAATCTTCACTAAGAAAGATATTATTCCTACCTCTGTACCCATGATTAACCTTGCTTTGTCGGGCACTATTGATGGTGGTATGACACCTGGTCTGACTATGCTGGCAGGTCCTTCTAAACATTTCAAAACTGGGTTTGCACTGCTCTTGGTTTCTTCTTTCTTGAAGAAGTATAAAGATGGTATTGTTTTGTTTTATGATAGTGAGTTTGGTACACCTCAGTCATATTTTCAGAGTTTCGGTATCCCCTTTGAGTCTGTTGTACACACACCAATCACTGATGTTGAAGAGCTTAAATTCGATATTATGCAACAGCTGAAGGGCATCGAGCGTTCTGATAAGATCATGATCATTGTTGACTCTATCGGTAACCTGGCTTCTAAGAAAGAAGTTGATGATGCACTTGATGGTAAGTCAGTTGCTGATATGACTCGTGCTAAGCAGTTTAAATCTCTTTTCCGTATGATCACACCTCACCTATCACTGAAAGATATTCCTATGGTAGTAGTGAATCACACTTACGAAGATATGGGAATGTACCCCAAGCAAATCGTTGGTGGTGGTACTGGTTCATATTATGGTTCGGACAATATCTGGATCCTTGGACGTCAACAGGAGAAAGACGCTGATGGTATTTCTGGTTACCATTTTGTTATCAATGTGGAGAAGTCTCGCTACGTTAGGGAGAAGTCGAAGATCCCAATCACCGTTTCTTTTGAAGGTGGTATCAATCGCTGGTCTGGTTTGCTTGATGTTGCACTTGATGGCGGTTATATCGTTAAGCCTAAGAATGGCTGGTATGCTACCGTAGACAAAGAAACTGGTGAGGTTCGTCAGCCTTCTATGCGTGCTGGTGATATCGTTAACAATAAAGATTTTTGGATGAATATGTTCAGCACGACTGATTTCGCCAAATATCTAGAAAACAAGTATAAGATGTCAACAGGTTCAATAATGGAAAGTGATGATGATGTGGAAACCGATATCTGAACATTATAGTGGTGATAAAACTAAAAAGGCTGTGATAAATATAAACTTGAAGGCTTGTTATTATTTTATTGACTTTTATGCCAATAACATTTATATTGATACAGTAGCTTATCCTGAGAAAAGTATTCATTTCGTTGAGGATGCTGCTGAAAATTACACCTTGGGTATTTTAAATGTATCAGAAACAACCTAGCTCTGTCAAATACGATTATAGCACTCGACCATTGTTGCTTTCAATGGTCGAGACAAAAGAAATTTATGCACGCAACGTAGGGATGGATGATTATAAATGGCGATTGAAACTACGATTTTTGGTAATTTGGTGTTCAATGAAGAATATGCTAGAAAGTGCATACCCTTTCTCAAAGAGGAATATTTCATATCGCAAGCTGAAAAAACTACATTCAGACTCATCAAAGAATACGTAGATCAGTACAATGCTTTTCCCTCTAAGGAAGCTTTGGCTATTGATCTGTCTAATAGATCAGGTATCAACGAAGATAACTTTAAGCAGTGTAAAGAATTAATCAGCGGTTTAACATATGACACAGAAACTCAAATCAATTGGCTCTTGGACCAAACAGAAAAGTTCTGCCAGGACAAAGCTATCTATAATGCAATTATGGCGTCGATTGGGATCCTCGATGATAAAACTGGGAAAACCTCCAAGGGGTCAATACCGCAAATCCTCAGTGATGCGCTCGCCGTCTCGTTTGATACGCATATTGGGCATGACTTCATTGAAGATGCGGATTCACGCTATGACTTCTACCACACCAAAGAGTCGAAGCTTCCGTTCGACCTCGAGTTCTTCAACAAAATCACACAAGGTGGGTTGCCTAAAAAGACACTAAACATTATTCTTGCGGGTACTGGTGTTGGTAAATCTTTGGCAATGTGTCATTTTGCTGCTGCCAATCTTACAGAGGGTAAAAACGTACTTTATATCACTCTTGAAATGGCAGAAGAGCGTATTGCTGAACGTATTGACGCAAACCTGTTAGATGTTTCACTAGATGATTTGAAAGTTTTGCCAAAAGATATTTACGATAAGAAAATTGCTAAGATCAAGAGAAAAACTGATGGTAAACTTATCGTTAAAGAATATCCTACAGCTTGTGCTGGTGCTGGTAACTTTAGACATTTGCTAAACGAACTTAAAATCAAAAAGAAGTTTATACCCGATGTAATTTATATCGACTATTTGAATATCTGTATGTCGTCGAGGATTAAAAATGGTGCCAACGTCAATTCTTATACCCTTATCAAGTCAATCGCGGAAGAGCTACGAGGGTTGGCAGTTGAGTTCAATGTACCTATCGTCTCTGCAACTCAAACGACTCGAAGCGGATATTCGAACAGCGACTTGGGTTTGGAAGATACATCAGAATCCTTCGGACTCCCAGCCACAGCTGATTTTATGTTTGGACTTTCAACAAACGAGACGTTGGAAGGACTGGGTCAGATTATGGTTAAGCAGCTTAAGAATAGATACAATGATCCTGGGATTAACCGTAGGTTTATTCTTGGGGTGGATCGTAGCAAGATGCGTTTATTCGATGTAGAACAATCAGCTCAGGAGGATTTGCTTGATGGTCCAGTGATGGATAATACCAAATTTGGTGAAGAAGATTATGAACGTGGTCTTCCTAAAAAGAAATTCAATAAGTCTGCATTTGAGGGGTTTAAATAATGGCTAGGCGTAAAATGAATTATAATCTGGTTGAAGGTCGTGCTGATAAGAATTTGTACGATATTCTAGAAACTACAACTGATCAGGTGGTCAAGTCTTTTCCTGGAGATAAGTTTTCCGAAGCTCGTGCATTTATGAAAAGTTTAAATTTCGGGGCTGCTTTTGATGGTTGGACACCTAGTTTTTTCCTAAATGACACTTCAAAATATATAAATAAAACATGCAAAAATATGTAAGTGTGCTATGTCACACAGAGGCACGAGACTGTAAAGGGTCATAGGAATAGTTGAGAGTATTCGGTGGGGTTCCGCTCAACCATATTTTTGTAAGAGGCGAGTCGAAAGG